GTGCCACGAACATCTAAACTGATTGAGGATAAACCAATTGGAAAGCAATCCTTAAACACCACTTTTTTATTAGCATTTTTATGACTATTATTTAGAATAACCGTGATGTCTGAAACAGTACCAGCTGGAGATGCTGCAACAGCTTGGTATTGTTCTGTATTTTCTGGGAAACCAATACCTTTCATCCAACCATATATTTCTAAATAATTGTTCATGTTTTCATCTAAAATAAAACCCAAGTCAAATTCACCATATGTTAATCTATCTGGAGTATCAAATACTGCACCGATAGGAGTATTCCTTTGAACTGGCTGACTAAACACCGCAGGTAGTAAAAATCTCTGAGTAAAAAACTCAGTGTTTGGTAGCCTTTGAATGACTACCTCAAACGATAAGGGAGAAAAATAATTTGTTTGCATGATATTTCCTGTTGACATATGTTAGAAGCTTTGATAGTATTTATAAATAAGGCACCAACTATAAAAGGTACAAACAAATGCAGGAAGATTATCGAACTTATATGTTCGACGACCCTTGCGATGATTGCACACACTGGATAGGACATATGTAATGATAGAAATTGAACAAAGAAAAAATATGAAAGCTTTGAATGTTGAAATGGATACAGGAAGCTTATGTATGAAAAACGTCTTATTCATGTATAATGAATTTTTCAAAAGCATGGATTATGATTGGTGGTACAAGGTACAGCCTGGTGATGTTTGCGTGGATGTAGGCGCCTGTGTAGGAATGTTTACAGCCCACGCGTTAGATCTTGGAGCTTCTAAAGTATATATGATTGAACCTAACAAAGACCTGATGCAAACAGCGCTTAAAAACTGCTATGATTATATAGTAGACCAAACAGAACAAAGAATTGTCCCAATTGGCCACGCCATAGGATCAGACTCTAGTCATACCGAACGAGTGTTTTACACAGATGATTTTAAGACTATGAGTTTTAAAGACTTCCTTGCGCGATATAATATAGAGCACATAGACTACCTTAAACTTGATTGTGAAGGCGGGGAATATGACGTGTTGTCAGAAGAAAATTTTGACTTTATTAGAAAAAACGTAAAACACATTTCTTTAGAAGTTCATCTTAGAGCTACTGACGATGGTATAGATAAATTTATTAATTTTAGAAATAAATTCTTAGTACCTTATATCAATGAAAACAGAGTAAGATTCCAAGACACTTCTATTAGTACTTTGGTTTTAAACGATTCAGAACTAAGAAATCCAAATAGACCACGCGAGTTTATGATGTATTTAATTAACGGTTGACATTATCGTTCAACTGTGTTAGATTAGAACTATACTGATTCTTGAGGAGGACTTCTTTGTCTGAAGATTTTAAAATTTTAACTGCACGTCAACACGTTAGAGAACGTATTGGCATGTACTTAGGCTCAAGCGCTCGTGAACCAATTGAGCGTTTTGTTATGGGTAAATGGGCTATGGTTGAGTCCGTACCAGCTTTATCTAAAATGATTGACGAGATCTTAGATAATTCTATTGACGAGGCTATTCGTACTAATTTTAAATATGCTAATAAAATTGATGTATCTGTAAAGATGGATAATTCTATCATCATTACAGATAACGGTCGTGGCATTCCTCAAGAGTTAGTATACGATGAGACCACAGATACTAAAATTGCTCGTGCTACTGCTGCTTGGACTAGAGTAAATGCTGGTACTTCATTTGATGATAATCGAGTTACTATTGGTACAAACGGTGTAGGATCCGCAGCTACAAACTTTCTTTCATCTAAGTTTACAGGTAAAACCTGGTCTAATGGAAAAATGTTAACTGTATCGTGTAAAAACGGTGCTGAAAAAATTAATGAAAAATATTCAGATAAAGTTGGAAATGGTACAGAAGTTACATTTGTACCAGACTTTGATTTGTTTGAATGTAATAGCCTAAACGATTACGATACTATTTCTTTAGTCGAAGATCGTTTGATTAGTCTTCAAATGGCGTTTCCAGAAATTGCTTTCTCATTTAATAAGCGCCGCATTAAAGTAAACAATCTTAAAAAATATTCTGAATTGTTTGGTGAAGATGCTATCGTTGAAAAAACAGATAATCTATCATTCTTTATTACTACATCTGAAGACGGCTTTCGTACCAACTCATATGTTAATGGTGTAAATACTCGCCAAGGTGGATCTTATGTTGATTTCATTATGAATTCAATTGTAGATGAGCTCGTCATTATGATTAAGCGTAAGCATAAGATTGAAGTCGTTAAGTCTACAATTAAAAATGGCCTTACCTTTGTTATGTTTGCTCGTAATTTTATCAATCCAAAGTTTGACTCGCAAACAAAGGAACGCTTAACAAATCCTATGGGAAATGTTAAAGAACATGCTATTGAAGCAGGTATCCATGATGCCGATTGGTTTGCTCGCAAAATTATTAATACACCTTCTATTATTGACCCGATTATTGAGGCTCAGTTAGCAAAGAAAATCGCCGCAGACAAACGTGCTGCTACACTTGCTCAAAAGAAATTGCGTAAGGTTAAAGTAGCAAAACATATCTCTGCTAATAAAGATGATGCCACATTGAAAATTGTCGAGGGTGACTCGGCTATGGGCTTCCTGTTAAAGGTACGTGATCCTAATAAGGTTGGTGCATTTCCTCTTCGTGGTGTAATTATGAATACGTGGGATATGAAACCAGCTGACGTATTGAAGAACAAAGAACTCTCTGAGCTCGTAGCAATTCTTGGATTAGATATTAATAATCCAAATTCCGTTGACGATATGACATATCAAAGCGTTGCTACCTTAACTGATGCTGACCACGATGGTATTGGCCATATTAGTCCATTGCTCATTGCTTTTTTCTATAAGTTCTGGCCAAGGCTTTTAACAGAAAAACGTGTTAAAATTACTCGTACACCAATCATGATTTCAACGAGAGGTAAAGATGTCAAGTGGTTCTATACCTATGAAGACGCGAATGCACACAAGAGTGAATCTGGTTGGAAGCATAGATATATTAAAGGATTGGGATCCTTACAAGAAGATGAATATGATAAAATTATCAATCAACCAAAGTATGATACAGTCACGGTTGACGATGCTGGCATATTTCAAATGATGTTTGGAAAAGATTCTTCTTTACGTAAACAATATATGTTTGCATAAGGGGTTGACATTAGATAAAAAATGTGTTAGTATGGATAGAATCAAAAATTTAAACGGATGGAACAGACTATAAATGAGCTTACTTGAATTTACAACTGACGGGACTGATTACCCAATATCACATGTAGCCAAAAATGAATGGCTATCTTTTGCTATGTATACAGTTGAGTCTCGTGCTATTCCTAACATGATTGATGGATTAAAACCTGTACAACGTTTCTATTTGTATTCATCATTGCTCAACTCAAAGAAAGACTTCAAAAAAGTATCAGCTGTTGCTGGTATTATTTCAGACTATGGGTATAACCACGGCGAAGCTAGTGCTGCAGGTGCAGGTCAACTAATGGCTGCCGAGTGGAATAACAATATCTGTTTAGTTGAAGGTCGAGGTTCTTTTGGTACTCGTCTAGTACAAGAAGCTGGTGCAGCTCGTTACGTTTATACTCGAGTACATAATAACTTTGAGAAATATGTTAAGGATATGGATCTATCTCCTATACATGCAGATCCAGAGCATGAGCCTCCCGCTTTCTACTTGCCTGTTCTTCCTTTAGTATTGGCTAATGGAACTAAAGGTATTGCCACTGGTTTTGCTACCAATATCCTTCCACGGTCCTTAGAATCACTTTCTAGTGCCGTTCGTGAGTATGTGTCGGGTGGTACTATAACATCGAGGCTTCCAGTGTCATTCCCAGAATTTTCTGGTACAGTAACATATGATTCTGTCGAGGATAGATATACAGTACGTGGTACTTTTGTAAGAAATAGTAAAACAGTATTAACAATTACAGAAGTCCCATATGGTTATGACCGTGAGTCATACGTTAAAGTACTCGATAAGCTCGAAGACGATAACGATATTGTTTCATACGAAGATCTTTGCGATAAAAACGGTTTTCGCTTTGAAGTTAAATTAAAGTTATCTTCTGCTAATGCATGGACTGACGAGCGGATTATTCGTAAGTTTAAATTGACTAAGCCACTAAGCGAGAACCTAACTGTTATTGATCATAATGGTAAGCTTCGTGAATATAAAGACGAGCGTGATTTAATCAAAGATTTCTGCGATTATCGTATGAGCATTTTGTCACAAAGAATTGAAAGACGTAAAGAAGAAGCTAATGAAAGTGTTCGTTGGTTGAACGTTAAGATGGAATTTATTCAAGCTGTACTTGACGATAAGATAGTATTTAAAAATCGTAAGAAAAAAGACGTGGCTGACCAAATTCTTAATGTTACTTCAGCATTACAAGAAGATACCGATAGGTTACTTAGAATTAACATTATGAGCTTAACTGATGAAATGGTTAAAGAACTTGAAAAAGAAATTAAAGTTTCAATTAAAGAATTTAAATATTGGGATAAAACTACTCCCAAGAAACAATTTTTAAGTGACCTTGAAGATCTATGAAAATACACAGTCGAAACTTAGATCCTAAACTTACTAAAAAGTTTGTAGAGTTTTGTCTAAAGGAACTCGATATAACTCCAACTATGATTGTTGTCGAGGCTGAAAACGAGCTTGAAGGTAATGGTATATGTGTCGATATAAATCCAGGTCAATATTTAATTTTAGTTAATTGTAGGAATAGAAACTTAACAGAAATATACACTACCGTGGCTCATGAATTGGTTCACGTAAAACAATATATGCTGGATAATTTAGGCTTTCTTCTTGATAGCTCAGAGTTTGAATATGATAAAACTTGGTGGGAAGCTGAAGCTCGTAATCGTTCTCAAGAATTAATTTTAAAATTTGTTAAAAATTATGAATTTAACGGTTGACATTCTAATAGAATCAGTTTATATTGATCTTATAAATTATAAAGGAACACACTATGAAAAACATGCTTATTGATTTTGCTTCAAACATTATGTCTGGCGCTATGGTTATTGGTATCTTATTTGCTTTGGCGGTAATGTAATGAACGACACATTTGATGTAACTGAATGGATCGAACAAACATTCAACCGCGACGAGATTGAAGAAATTTTGTCGTTAAAAGAATTAATTGTAGAAAATGTACCAGATGATGTTATAAATAGCATGTATTCTGGAAAGGACCTATAATGAAAACTATTATCTTAGTTGCCGCGCTAGCAGTGGCTTCTCCTGCCTTGTCTAACGAACGTGTCAAAGATGTACGTGTGTTCCATCACACCAAAAACATTAGACTTTCTGTACCTGTTACAGAGGTAAAATGTGGTGATGTAAGAGAGCCCATATATCAGAACGTTCAAACACAAGGTAATGCCGCGGGTGGTGCACTCGCTGGTATGATTATCGGAGGTATCCTAGGAAAAGGGGTATCAGGTAATGATGATGGAGCAGCTGCTGGCGCGGTGATTGGTGGCTTGATTGGTGCCAATGAAGGTGCTCAACCTACTACTGAACGGCGAATTGTTGGATATGAATATGTTGAACGTTGTAAAGAAGTAACTTATAATCAACAAGAATATGTTGATGCTTATAGTCACTCAACTATAAGATTTTACTTAGACGGAAAACGGTATGTTCTAAACTTTGAAAGATGAGTTTAAAACAATACAACCCGTTTTGGGTCCCGTTTTGGAAAATCAAAGTATCAAACTATCTTACAAAAAAATATGAACTGCTCAAGCTTGTAAACTGGGATAATCCTGAGTGCCAATACGAAAATCACTTCACAGATTATTTTATAGAAAAGAATTATCTAACTCCGTTTACAAACTTAATTTCAAATGAGTTACAGCAATTTGCTAATGATTTGCAAACCTCTATTGAAGTAAAAGACTTGTGGGCTCAACGTTATGTTGGCAATACTAATAATATGAGCCCTCACACTCACGGCAATCATGGATATTCTGCTGTATTATATGTAGAGTTTAATCCTGAAGTTCATCAGCCAACACAATTTCTTGCGCCTTTTAAAAACTTCAGTAATGGTGAAGACCTAATACATAAACCCGAAGTTGAAGAAGGCGATATATTAATCTTTCCGAGTTCAATAATTCACTATGCTAGCCCTTCTCATAGTAAAGAACAAAGAACAATATTTTCGTGGAATATGAAATGAGTACGTTTAAAGTATACCAACCTTTCCCTTTGAACTTTTTTCATGTCAGTATATCTGATTGGCGCGAGAAAAAGAAACAGCTTATGTCTTTAGTAGATTGGAATGATCCACAATGCCAATTCCCTGATCATTACACCGATTATCATAAGCACATACACGCAAAAGGTGGCAGGCCTCCATATACTGAAAAATTTATAAGTATTTTTCAAAAAGAATTGGTTGAATTTGCTAATAAGAATGCAGCTGATATAACAATCACGGCGCTATGGGCCCAAAAATATACACACATGCAAAACATGGAACCTCATACACATGGTTCGCACGGGTACTCTGCTGTACTTTATGCAGATTTTTATGGTGCTCCTCAAGAAGCTACGATTTTTTGGGCACCATTTAAAGATCCTCTTAGCTCTTTAGATCATACTCACTGCCCCAAAGTTAAACAAGGTGATTTAATACTTTTCCCAAGTTCTTTAATTCATTGGGCAAGACCAAATACATCTGATAAACCTCGAACAATCTTTTCTTTTAACTTACAATTCCAAAAAAGAAACTAAAAGGTATGATAGAAATCATTATAGCAAACTTAGTATTTTGGTCAGTATACACGTGGGTTTGTACAATCCCATATCGTATGTTTCAAACTGCTATAGATAACAGTTAACGGTTCCTTAGCTCAGCTGGATAGAGCATCTGCCTTCTAAGCAGAGGGTCGTAGGTTCGAATCCTACAGGGACCACCATTGCTCGCATGTTGGAATTGGTAGACAATGAAGACTTAAAATCTTTTGCCTTAGGGCGTACCGGTTCGAGTCCGGTTGCGAGTACCAAACAACGCACCTGTAGCTCAGTTGGTTAGAGCTGAGCGCTCATAACGCTTAGGTCGTAGGTTCGAGTCCTACCGGGTGCACCAAAACATTTTTAAGGAGAATAGAATGTCTATTGATCAAGATTACATTATAAATGCTGTGCGTTCGCATGCCCGTGGCCACATTGATAAGCATAAATTTAATGTTGAAGTATATCTAAATAACCCAGCCGGTATTGGCGAGCATCCTGATGTGTTCGAAGCTATGGAAGGAGAACTTCTTGAGATGGCAAAATACCAAGACGTATTAGATATGATTGACAAATACTTTACGTAATGTTTACTTTGTTTATAGCAAGCGTTATTGTAGGCAGTTCTGAATTAAAATGGACTGCCTATGATACATATGAAACACATATTTCTTGTCTTGTAGCAGGCGTCGTGTTAGAAGAAGAGTTTAAAGAAAAAGAAACATGGCACTGTGAAAAAAACGGTTGACATTTGCTTTAAACTAGTATAGATTGATTCTATAAAGTAAAATAAAAGGAATCAACATGATTGACTACATGGTATTTGCAGAACGGCTACGCAACTTAGCTCGTCGTTCTGATAATTTTGGTAAAAATCGCCAAGACATTCTTTGGGAAATTATTGCAATTGCTGAAGATTATGAAGAACGAGCTGAGCGCCTTGAAATGCAACAAATTATCGAAATGCAACGCGACTTAGTTGAAGCTTCATAATGTGGACATTAGTGTTTATATACCTTTATGCAGGTGAGCCCTATGCTGTAAAGTACGACACGTATGATGACATGGTTACTTGCTTTAAACAGCGAGAAATCCTTGGCAAACAGCAAACGGGCAGGCCTGGATATTTTGAGTCAGGAACACAGGCGTTATGTATATATGAAGAACAAGACTCGGTGTAGCGCAGTCTG